CGTGCCGTTCGACAGCATCCCAAGCATTTTCGTTACCGTCAAACATCTCGCAAACTGAGTAGAAATCTCCGATCCAATCTCGGTCAGAATAACTTCGTCTACGACCGGCTTCCCAGTAGTCGTCTTCTGCTTTGGCTTCCAGCCATAGAATGTTGTTAATATCCATGCGATGTGATCTCTTGAAGTACAGTTAGTTTCTTTTAGTCGAGTAAAGGGTGCACCCTCAACATATCCTTGCGTGCGGTTATTTCGTTTAGGAGTGAATTCTGCTCCTGCAACGTAAGGGTGTTTCCGGAGTAGTGCTCCTTCAATCTGTCGTAGCTCTTCTCGGAGAGCAGATGCAAATTCCCATGCAGCATTCGAGTCAAACGTCCATCCATGTATTTCTTGATTAGTAAGTATCTGAGCGACCTCGTGTTCTAACGAGACCCATTCAGGTAAGGTTGAAAATGGTTCCAAAGTTTGGTGGTAACGTGAACATCTTGTATGCAATAATCTTCCATTTCTTGACTCCAACTCTTCCAATCAGTGTCTTTGCCGAATGAACCTTTAAATTCACCTAGTCTGTATCCGTAAGATTCAAGAGAGTGTCTGCCATACATCTGTAGTGGCATGTTTTTCCAGTTATGTTTCTTGTCCAGACGGATCATGTCCGGATGGTATAGACGGCTGAGAATAAGAGTGTCAACGACAATCCCAGGGCCACTAAACCAAGGATAAAGTTTGTGGATAACAGGACAGTCGTAACCAATAATGTTATGACCAATAATGCAATCAGCATCTTGGAGTCGTTGTATCCCTCGTACAACAGGTTCTTGATTACCTTCGTCGTTGTACGACACCGTTTCATTAGTTTCGAGGTCATGGATAGCCAGACAGTGGATGGTATTAACATCTTTAAGTAATCCGTTTGTTTCTAAATCGAAGATCAGACTCACTTCTGTTTCCATACGTAGGTCTTGTCAACGAACTGTGCTCGCTTGATCATCTCCTCCGTTGGTGGATTAGGTTTTTTAAAAGTCTGTTCCTGGGTCGAATTCTTCATCAGGTTCTGTTTCATCGAATTTGCAAGTTTCTAAGTTATACGTGAGCGTACAAGCTACTCCAGTTTCGCCTGAATAACGATTTTTAAGCACTCGCACAGTCGTAGCACCTCCATCTTTGTCGGATTGTTGATTGCGTTCCAATCCAATGACCGAGTCGCTGAGTTGAGCGATTGCAGCAGATCCGCGCAATTGTCCGAGCGTAACTCGGGCTCCTTCTTCATGATTTTTATCTCCAGTAGAACGTCTCAAATGTGAGACAAGGAATAAAGAAATACCAGTGCGTTCAACCAATGACCTCAAGCGAGTCATTGTGTTGTCGATCATTCGTCGTTCATCCCCATCGAGTCCACTAAGGAGGATGGAGAGGTGATCCAGGAAAATGATTTTACAGTCGAGACCTTGTGCCAGGTACTCAATCCGATTATAAATAACATCAGGATCGTAGGAACCGAAACCATCAAACAAATAGAGGTCCCAATTAACCATCGTAGAGTCGAAGGCTTCAGTAAGTTCTTCATGGGAATGTTCCCCTAGATGTAGTGGTTTACCTACTGCTGATGACATCAGCCCTAAGGCTGTTCGTCGATTGGACTCCTCAAGAGCCAAGTAACCGACCCGTTCTCCGCTCTGGAGAAGAGAACATGCAAGCTCCCTACAGAAGCTCGACTTGCCAATGCCAGAGCCTGCAGTGATTGTTGTAAGTTCTCCGTATCGGATACCGTGTAGTTTGTGCTGTAATCCCTGAAACGGGTAATCATGATCAGCTGGTGGTTGTGGTGTAGTTACAAGTTCAAGTAGTGATCGACCATCTACGATTCCATCAGGTCTGTAAGACTTAGCACTCCAATATGCACCTTCAATAGCCTTGTAGTCATTCGCTTGTAAAGCGTCTGAGGCGTCCTTGTAAGCGTCTAGAGAAGCGATGAAAACCTTTCCAGGTGGCAATGCATTGGCAGCATCTTTTACAGCCTTCTGACCGGCTTCATCGTTATCAAAGAACAGGATGATCTTCTCAAACTGTTGAAGCCATTCGTAGTTAGTCTTCATTGCTTTCTTGGCCGCGGCAGCTCCGCTTGGGAGTGACACAGCTGGAAAGTCTCCTAGTGCTTCACATACAGAAGCAGCGTCAAGCTCACCCTCAGTGATGACGACACTCTTCTCCTTACTGTTACGGAAAAAGAGGTGTTGACCAAAGAATGAACCGTCAGACTCACCCTCATAGGTGAAGACTTTGTTCTTCGTCCTTACCTTTGACCCAATGGGAACCCCATTCGAGTCGTGGTAATACATTCGCAGGATATCTCCGTCCTTATAGATCTTGTACTTTTCACAAGTCTTTTCGGAGATATTGCGTTTCTGCAGCCTTTGAGCTGAGCCTCTGTAACTCATGCGAGTTGTTGTCGATTGTGAATAAGTTGTGGCTCCTGGTGTCCATTGGTGACATACGAAACAAAAGGTGTGACCATCCGTATAGACAGCAAGTCCATCGGATGATCCACACGTGATACACGCTTCGTGTCTTAAAAACTCAGACGAGCCAGTCGATTGGTATGTTTGCAAAGCTCGTCCAAGGTATGTCGTGCTTTTCGCACCATTGTGCGTACGTTGTTTTAGATTTTTTACTGATCTTATTGAAAGGGGCCTGGAACACCATCCTTAGATCAATCTCTGGATGCTGCTGTTTGACGGCTTTAATCTTACGACGATCCTCCGCCTCCCAGTACCCTTTGCACTCAAGATAAACACCATTAGGGAGAAGAAAATCAGGAGTGTAGTTATGTTGAATTTGATAGGGAACCTTCGTCGATTCGTACTCATACTTCACTCCCAGTTCAACCATAAGATCAGCGACTTTTTCCTCAAGTCCTGATCGAAATGCCATTTATCCAGTCGTCATAAAGTTCATCAAAATCACGGTAGTACTCAAAAGTCATCGTCTGCTTCCTCAGCAGCCGGGACTACATTGGGTTCGGAAGCTTTGTATCCTTTCGTGTTTCCGAAAAGTTCCGCGACCTCTTCGCTGCTGAGGTCCCCTGAGTCGGTTCCCGCAGCAGAGCTGAGAGACACAACCTGCACACCCACAAGTTTAAGTGAAGTACCGTACGTAACGCCATCCTTGAGAATGTATGGCTTCTGATAGAACGCGACCTTGACTTTTGATCCAGAGTATAGAGGTGTTGATTGGTCTGTAATTGGAGTTCCTTCAGTGTCAACAATAGGTGGCTTGGTCTCCTCGTTATAGGAGAACTTAACTTTGTATTGTCCATCAGCTACCTCTTCCCAAGGTTCAGGCTTAAGAGTCGAACGCTTAGGGTTTTTCAATTTTGATTCGGCCCACTTCAAATTGTCAGCACGATCAGCCTCAAGGGCTTCAATCATTACTGCAGGGATAGTGGTTGCAAGTGAATAGCCAAACTTGCTTGGCTTCATCACAGCTTGGAATCCTTCAAGGACAACAGGCTGTTCAGTCTTATGGATGGTACGTGCCATACGTTAGTGGATAAGTTAGCAGAAAAAATATGTGGAATCAATCACGGACTCTGGTGTCAGATCTCCAATGATCGGTGGTTCAGTTTCAGCACCTATCTGTTGTGCCCATGTTTCCAGGTAGGAATTTTCGGCAAACAAGTGCATGTAAGTTTCACGCACGATTCGTGAAAGAGCGTCCATGTCAGTAGCACGACATAGAACCGAATCGTGTATGAGGGATATCGGATCGTCGAAGCGTAGTGCAGAAAGGTGGAGTAAACTTGCATCGAGCGAATGAATAAGATTCGGCGCAGTTGCATTTTTATGGTGCAATAGATCTACCTTGTCGCTATCTTCAGTAGCAACACGGATGTCAACACGACCAAGTAATTGAAGTGACACTCGCTCAAACAATTTCTTGTTTAGCTTTTGTGTAACGACAAATCCTGATGGTGTTACCCATTGCAGTTCAGTAGCACCACGCTTAATAGCTTTTG